CGTCGAGGTACTTCTCGATGTACTTCTTGACGAGTTCGCCCTCGGGTGTTGATTCGTTCGCTGCCATTGTGTTGGTTTTCACAAATTTCAAAAATTTTCTTCAAATGTTTGGTATTGTTGAAAACGGTTGTATATTAGCAGTGTCAAACAACAACAAAACAAAACCGACATGAACTCAATCAACAAAATCGCCACCCGCTCAACTATCGCAAACCACTTCGGAACTGGCAGCGATGTCACTCACAGAATTATCGAGAATTTGAAGTGGAGCTTTTTTCGCACTCACTTTGGCGATGATGCCACAGCCATGTGGGAAGAGGCGCATCCCTTCAATTATCCGGGCAGCTCTGTCAAAAATTACACAGCCTTCTCGATCGACTTTGTTCAGAAGCACTTTGACCTCTTCGCGGGAACTAAATTTCAGACAAGCGCAGGGTGGAAGCTCAATAAAGAAACCGGCAAAAGTGAATGGGGTTACAGATCGGGCTACAAAGCGACAAAATAACACAAAGCCCTTCGGGGCTTTTTTCTTTGAGAGGCTTCGGCCTCTTTTTTTATTTCAAGCGCGCCTGCTCGGTCTTTGGCTGCGCCTTTGTCTTCATCTTATCGACGAACCACCCCTCGATGCTAAAGCCGCGAACCTTGCCCTCCTTGATGTACTCCTTCCAGACCTCATCGTTGTCGATCTTCATCGATACCATCCAAGTGCCGACGGGGAGGTTCATCTTGTAGAAGCGGCTCTTGTCGTTCACCTCGTCCTCGATGATCCAACTCTCCACCACGCTCACGCCCTTGAGCCTGTCGCCTTCCTCATGCTCGAGGTTGGTGCTCCTCTGGTAGCCGTTCTTCAGAAAGCTCTCCGATGCCTTGCGGGTGGTGTCCTTACTGAAGTATATGTAATACTCATCGCCTCCGTCGTTGCGGTAGATGGGCTTGTTCGGGACGAGTGCCGCACCTGTGACGATGCGCTTGTCTGCGTCGCTCAAGGTCATGCGCATAGACTCGGACGACAGGGCGACCCTGCCCTCCTGCTGCTTGCTTAAGGCGACAAAGTTCTCCTCGATCGCGGGGTCGTAGACGAGGCTGATCGTGTCCACTCCGGCACGCTTCTCGTCCTCCATCATTATCAGCTCGATGATCTTCATGGTGCAAAATTAGTCATTAGCTCCGTACACGTCCCCGATGCCTTGATTCAGGAGGTAGCCCTGACAGCACTCGATCTTGTAGGTGTCATCTTCACAGAGGCACGCCCTGCGCCCTCCTCTCTTGCCTGAACGCCCCCATGTGAGGGACTTGTTGCCGATGGGTTTCTGATAGCTCATTTCTTTCTTTTATATCCTCCACGCTCCCCGATCTCTGCCAGTTCGATGCCGAGCTCCTTTAGCTTGGACGCTGCCCACCGCTTCCCTGCCTTGCCTCCCCAGAGGAGGTAGCTGATAGTCCCGCAGGCTTTGGTGTCGCTCTCGTCGTAGTAGGTTTCGGCTCTGTTTAAATAGCTGTACATCCGTCGGATCACAGCCTCTGTGATGGGTTTTTTTTGTGCGAGCTGTTGGGCTCTTATCTTCCCGATTTGGGTCGCGCACTTGTTTCCGACCTTCTCGTTTAGTTCGATCCCTCTCTTCGCGTTGTTGCTTACAGCTTCGGGGTAGTCGTTGTAAGATTCGAGGATTGTCTTCAGCTTTGCCTTCATCCGAATGATGCGTTTCGTTCAATTCTACGATCGAGTGCTTGGTTGTCTGTGATCTCACCGCTCACCACGAAGGCGCGGGTCGGTTTCTTCCCGAACTGGGCGAGCGATCGCGTGGCCTGCGTCATGGCTTCGTTGCCTCCCAAGATGGAGACGTTCGGGAGGGTGGGCGTAGGCGCCCCCCCTCTGCCTGCGCTTGCTCCTCCACCGCCTCCGAATCCGTTGGGGACTGGTGTGCTCAAGATGTTGCGCACCTGTGCGAAGCCCGAGGCGAGCGTCAAGCCTGCCGCGATCTGTGGGCCGGGAGGTGGCAGGGGCGTATTCGCGAGGGCGTTCGTGAATGCCTTGTATGTGTCGATGGTTGCGGAGGCGATGGCTGCGGCCTTCCCTGCTGCGCTCTCTCTTCCGAATATCTCCCCGATGACATTCAAGCCAGTCTGTGCGAGGGCGACCCTTGCTTCTGCAAATTGCTCCTCCGTCCTTTGCTTCTGCTTGGCGATCTGCTCCGCGATCTCGCCCTCCTTGATCTGTTCGTCGATGCGCTCGAGGTGTGCCTTCTTCCGCACCTTGCCCATCTCAATCTGTCGGTCGAGCTCTGCGTTGAAGTTCTCCTCCATGATAGCCTCGTCCTCTTCCTCCATCGCGATGGCCTCCTTCATGGCCTTGATCTTGTCCTCGATGCTCTGCGTCTGCTGCTGCTCGGCTTTGCTCAATGAGTTCAGGCGGGTGATCATCTCCTTCAGTCGCTTGTCCCTGCGCCTCTCAAGGTCGAAGAGTTCAGCCTCGGCTTCCCTCTGCCTCTTGATGTCCTCGGTCAGGCTCTCGCTCATGGCCACCTCCTCGGCAATAATGCGGGCGCGTTCCCTTGCAATCTCGATCTGCTCGTCTGCTTCTTCCCTCTGGAGGCGTATGGCTTCGCGGAGTGCTGCGGCCTGCTCCTTCCTGCTCTTCGTTTGGTCTTCAGCGGCAAGCCTTAAATCTTCGATCTGCGCCCTTCTTTTTGCCGAGGTGAGTATCATCTCCGCCTCCTTCTTTTCGAGCTGGTCTGTGGCTTCTGCGAGGCCGATGGCGAGCTTTGTCTCTCTTTCTATCTCATCGCCCACACCCCTGACGGCTTCCGCTGCCAGATTCGCGGCCTCCGTGAACTCTCCCCTGAATACCAAAGTGATCGCCTTGCCGAGCATACTGATGCGGTCGATCACGACGTTGATGGTCGCCCCGATGCCTGCGGTGATCTTGTTGAACATCTCCGCGCCCTCCTGCGTCTTGCTGAACATGGTGGCCAATGAGCCCACAGCGATGACGAGCGCACCGATGCCCGTGGCTGCGATCGCTCCCTTGAGCGTTGTCATGGCTACGACCCCGCTCTTCGCCCCCTTCACGATGCCCCTGAAGGCTGTCACCGCCCCGCCCGTCATCTTGTCGAGCTGTCCAGTCAGCCCTTTGGTGGCTGCTGTCGCGTCCTCGGTGGTCTTCTTCGTGTCGTTGAGCTTCCCCTCGAGGTCTTTGATCTTGCCCTCTGCCGCCTCCGTCCGGGCGATGAGCTCGATGATTACTTCGTTCGCCATGTCATTCTTTTGATTGCCTTCACCGCGCCCCTCCATGTGGTCGGGAGGTAGTGCCTACCCTTCGCGATGTCGACCTCTTCGCTTATTCCCTTATGCTCCTCCATCTGGAGCAGCTTGATGATTTCTGTGATCATGCTCTCTTTACTATGAATGAAGCGTCCGAGATCGTGAGCGTGGCGTTGCCGCTTGCCACCTTCTTGATACCGATGCTGATGGTGTCCTCGTTGAACAAATTCATCAGCCCCACAAGCATCACCTCGCTCGACCCGTTCGGCTCAAATGCTACAAAGTTAGTCTCGACCCCGTTCACAAGGATGGCGAACTGGATGTCCTTCGTTGTCTCATTTGTGAAGGATGCGTGAAAGATGACCTCGGTGATGAAGTTGTCGTTCTGCGTGAACTCCCCCGTCGTGAGGTTCTTGGTGAAGCAGGTGCATTGGTCGAAGGTGCTCGTGTCGTAGCCTCCGATCTCTTGGTAGCTCGTCGTCATGCTGATGGCTTCGTCCGTGTTGATGATCATGTCCAAGACGCGAGGGTTCGCCAAAAAGGTCAAGTGCTGAATCGCCCCCTGCTGTGTGATGCCCCTGCTCCTGCTCTTATATAGTTCGTCTGGCTTGATGAGGTAGTTGCTGCCCACCTTGAGAGCCCCCGCGAGCTTGAGCTCTTGGTTCGTTGGGGTCTGATCCCATGTGAGCGTGCCGTCGTCCGAGTAGGTGGGGGTCGCTGTGGCCTTTTGGTCGTAGGTGAACAGGTCGAGCGCCGCCCTCCCTTCCGTCATGTTGTAGGATATCTTCTCGATCTTGTAGGGGCGCGTCGCGATCTGAATGGTGTCGTTCATCTCGAGGGTCAGCCAGTCCGTCGTGTCGAGGTAGGCGGTCATCTGCACGCGCCTCATCGCAGGGTTGAAGATGCGGTCGAGGTGCGGCCTCCAATACTTCTCGAGGAAGGTGTTGGTCGTGATCGCTCTGCTCGGTGGTGTCTCAATGCTGAAGGCGATCGAGTTGTCCGTTGAGGCCACAGGCTTGTCGTCCCATGTCCTGAAGTAGGGGAAGGAGGTCTGATCCACCACGACGGCCGAATCGTTCACCATCTTCCAAGTGAAGGCGGTCGTCTCATATCCTGCCCAGTAGAAGAGGGACAGCTCCACCTGTATCGGCTCGCCATCCGTGTCCATGAACTTGTAGATTTCGAGGTCGGTCGTCCCTATGCGCACCCCTGCGGTGTCCACCTGATTCTCGAGCGTTGTCGGCATAATAACGAAGGGACTCTCCACCTCGATGCCGTCGGACGTGAAGTCAAACAAGCCCGCGTTCTCGTACTTGACCGCTCCGTAGTCCCGGGCGAAGGCGTTCTTAAAGCTGATGTTCGCGAGGTCTTCGCTCTCCTTGTGCTTGAGCTTGACGGACTCGGGCACTTCCTGCTTGTCTATCTTGACGACGGAGGTGTCTATCTTGTCCGACCACTCCTTCGTCGCCCCTGCGTTGAGGTAGTCCGTGAGCGGGCTCATGGTGTAGGCCACCCCGTCGGAGGTGGTCAGCACCGCATTGAACATCTTGAGCACTCCGTTGATGAAGTCGGTGATCTTCACCTCTGGCATCCCGTCCTCGATGAGGATGGTCGCCCCTGTCTTGAAGGTCGGCCAGTTGATGAGGTCGTATATAAGGTCGGCTGTAAAGGCGAGCCCCTGCGTCTCTGCCACTTGGAACTTGATGACGTCGCCCTGCTGCAGGAACATGGTGAAGGTGTAGGTCTGCGAAGTGCCTGAAGATTGGACTGGAGCGTTCGGCATGACGTTTCCATTCTTCCGAGCTCGAATGTTGAAAGATCGCGATGAGGTGATGGAGGTGAAGGCGAGTCTGAAGGTGTAGTTCCCAACGGTTGCCGCTGTGAACTCCCCCGTCGTGTCGTTGAATCTGATGTCGTTGTCCGTGTTCTCGGTGAAGCCTGCAAGGTCGTTGTAAGATGTCCCCGCTGATACATCCACAACAAGCTCCGCGTTCACCTCTGCGTCGTAGCCATCGAGAAACTTGCCGACCTTCTCCATGCCCATTATGTAGAGGTTGTCGTCGTCGATGGAGGAGTCGAGCGTGAGGGTCTTGCTGATATGCGTGAAGCACTTGGTCAAGATGGTGCTTAATCGCACCGCAGGGCGTAGCTCTGCCGGGTGGATTGCTCCGTCGTCGATGGCGATGCTGTTCTGTGCCATCCCTGCGGTGGAGTAGTTCCATGCTCCCTGCTCTCTGCTTCCGAAGTCGATGACAGGGTAACGTATCTGACCGCTCTGAAGAGTGCCTCCCCACGATGCTGTCACGTTCGTGTAGGTCAGCGCGTGGTCGAGGTTCATGTTGATGTCGCGGAGGTAGTCATCGCCCCAGAGGGTGGTGAGCTGCTTGTTCCTTCCGTAGAAGTTCACCTCGTAGCTGTCGGGGATGTTGTTCTTCAGGGTGACATTCATCAGCTCGAGCACGCCCTCGAATATCTGCACGCCCTTGACGTTGATGGATGCCTCTGCCTTGTTGTGTACAGGGTAGGGGTCGTCGATGTCGAGGTTGTAGAAGTGCTCGAAGATGCCGTTGTTCGTGTCCGTCGCGGGGATAGTGAACGGGCGGCTGAAGTCCGTCCGCGTCGCCCCGAGGTCGGTCAGGTCTTTGGCCTGCTTGACGAGGGTGATGTCCTCCCCCTTGTACAGGTCAGCGGTGACTCCTCCAATAATTAGCGAGACCCTGCTCATATCGTCACCATGTTCTTCAGGTCGTTGGCCACCCTGAATGCGAGGGTGTAGTTGACGAGCTTGTTGTTGATGTGCTTCTGCTTCGCCACGTCTCCGCTCGAGGGGATCAGGGGCACGATGGTCGTCCCATCGACGAGGAAGACCTTCTCGCTCTGCATCATGTCGGTGATCATCTCCCAGATGTCCTCGGGTTGGTAGCCTGTATTGATGGTGATGCTCTCCTGCCCGTTGGCTTCAAAGATGCGCTCTGTGCCTTCGGTGTCGGTGTAGCTCACCGCGAGGGCTGCTGTCGTGAGGTAGCTGTTGTCGAACTCCCTCCGCTCGAAGGTCGCGCTGTCCTCCCTTGCCTTGAGCGCGGGGATGTAGTCATAAGCCCCGAAGCGATTCAGGAAACCGATGAAGAACTGCGTGTACCTATCTGCGCAGGCCACCTCCACGCTCATCCTCCGCTGCTCTGCTGCGCCATCTTTGGCGATGATGGTGTAGGTGTCGTTGTATTGCGTTGCGTAGCTGTAAACGCAGGAAAACGACTCAACCGTCCCGCTGTCTGCGATGATGTCCTGCCTCCTCTTCTCGAGCGTCTGGCCGTAGAGGTCAGAGCCGAGGAGCACATGGACGAGGCTCTCGGTGGTTTCGGTCGTGTCCTTCCCTGTCATGTCGATCGCGTAGTCGATGCCGTGCTCCCCCTCGATGACGAGGTTGTCGATCGTGGCAGTCAGGAAGGAGGTGGTGAACTGGAGGTTGTTCGGGATGACGAGGCCGTCGATGAAGTTGCTCATCGTTGCCCTTGAGCTGTGCGTCGAGTTCACCCCCTGCGAATACTTGGAGAAGCCACGAACAGCGAGGCGCGTGCCTGAATCTACTGGCGTGGCCGTGCTGTCGTCGCTTGTGTAGGTTGCTGTCACTTGCACCCACACAGCCCCCGTCGTGTTGTTGTTCACTTGGCTGCTGTTCGCATTGAGCAGCGCGTCGGGCTCTTCAAAGCCGAGCTGCGACCTGATGAGCTGACTGATGTCAAAGATGCCCACGTTGTTGCTGTCGGGCAGCTTGGTGAGGGTGTAGGTGGCCGAGCCGGGCTTGTCGCTTGGGTTGTCTCCGCTCCAGATGTAGACCTCGAGCTTGTACCTGAAGTTGGCCTCGTTGTATGCGCTGTCGCTGATGTGATAGATCACAGGGCTCAAGGCGTAGATCGTGCCTCCGGGCTGTTGGTTGATCGTCATGCTGTCACTTGGTTTCTGATGTCCTCCTCGAAGGCTTCAATAATTTTCTGTTCATACTTATCACGCGCCTGCTCCTCCGGCTCGCTGAAGAAGTGGGTGGGCTCGATGCCGAACCACTTGATCTTTCTGTTCATCAGGAAGGCCATCGTCTTGATCTGCGTCTTGTTCTTGTCGATCTTGATGAACTGCCCGGTCGTGAGGTCGCGGGGCTTCACCTTCTTCTCCTCGATCCATCTGTTCATGGCCGAGGGAGGGATGCCCTTCCCCTGCGCCACGCTCTTCATGAATGGGTAGCGACCCTTGTCGAGATAAAGGCCATAAGACCGCCCCCTGTATTCTATGACGATGCCCTGATCGGTTTCCTTTAGGTCATAGCCGAGGGACTTCTCCAGTGTTCCAGATGCGGAGCTTTTGCGCTTGCCCTTCTTGAACTCGAAGCTCGTCGGCCTGCCATCCTTCCACTTTGCCCGTACATTGATGCGTTCCCGCTTCTCGGTGAGGTTGCGCTTCGCTTGCTTGACAACGAAGTCGCCCATCTCTTGGAGCACCGCTTCCAATCTTGGGAATTTAGCAGAGGCCATCGGTCGTTGTTGCGTTCGGTGCGGTGATGCTGATGGACGCGCTCCACCCTGCGAGGCTGTTCGTCTGCGTCTCGAGGAAGCTCTGGAGCGTCACCCCTCCATCGAGCTGAAGGTTGTCCGCGTGGCGATCTCCCCTCCTGAACTCATCGAGCCAGATGTGGAAGGTGAGGGCTGTGTCGTTCAAGATGTCCTGCACGTTGTCCGTCCCGTGGAAGGAGACAGGCGCATCGCGAACGTCGTCTTTGTTAAAATCCACCTGATCGAAGATGCTGATGTTGAAGCTCCACGTCGAGGTCGCTCCGTTCATCGTGCAGTTCTCCGGGGTGATATGGGCGATGGGGTAGATGTTCTGTTTGTTCAGATCAACGTCCCCGAGGTTGCCGAAGGTGATGGTGTTCACCCTGCTCGTGTTCTCGATTGCCTGCCTGATCTGTCCTGTGATTCTGTAAAAGTTAGCCATGTGCCTGCTTTATTCGTCTTCGTTCGTATTCATCGCGGTCGCTTTCGTAAGCAAGCCAGAACAGCGCTCGATGAAGCGGTAGTGATGTGATGGAATCAGCTCTTGTAGGGTCTCCGTCGCATAGTCGATGGATCGCTGCAAACCACCCCCACTTTTTGAGGAAGTTGTCCCCTCCGATGCCTCCGTCGCTTCGAGGTTCAAAGATTTCAGGATATGCATCGATAAGTGTGTTCCGATGCGATAAAAAAAAAGCAGGGCTGCGATGGCCGTCCCTGCGCTCATCTTTTTGATGACCTCGCTGTCTCCGTCCGCGTTGTATGGCTCGATCTCGTAGCGGTCGCCCATGCTGCGCACAATGGGGCGGTAGAGTATGGCCATGATCTTGTCGAGGCTGTCAATGTGGTACTGGTACTTCTCGAGGTCGATGAACTCCCCGAAGGTGATCTCGTCGAGGTTGGGGTGGAAGCCGTAGTCCTTACCGAAGAGGCTGAAGGCCTGCGTGAACTCGGGCTCTTGGTTCAGCACCTCGGTGATCTGGGCGATGATGGCCTCGCGGTCTTTGACCTTCATGTCCATCGCGTCGAGCTCGTTGATGCCGCAGAAGTAGGCGAGGGCTTTGACTTGAATGAACTCCTCCTTCGCGTCGGTGTCGATGGCCGAGAACTTCATGTAAGCCTCGAGGGTGATGTCCTCCCACGATGTGGGCACAATGACTTTCAGTTCGCGCATTTGCACAGGGGTATGTGCAAAGATAGAAAAAGGGGCGTGTGCCCCCTTAAACGAAAAAAGCCCCCGGAGGGGCTTGGTTTTATTTTGCTTCGAGGTAGTCTTTGCAAGACTTCACCAATTCAGAGAACTCGCTTTCTTTTCCCTTCAAGGCTTGAATGAATTGCTCGCCAGTCATTCCAATTTTATCAGCCCTCTTCATCATGATTTCCATAGCTCCAAATGTTGCTGCGATGTCGTTACTTGTGATTTCTTGAGTTGTCATGGTGTTGGTGTTTTGGTTGTTGTTGTTTGACACTTCAAATATATGAAACTCTTTTCAACATATCCAAACAAATCGCAAACTTTTTTTATCTCAAGTGGTACTTCCCATGATTCGGCTTGCCCACCTTTGAGAAGATCGCGTACCTGCTCGCGTCGATGGCGTGGTTGAAAGCATCGACTGGCTTGTTCAGGTTGCGCCCGTCTTTGTCCTTCGTCCACTTGTAGTTGCGCAGCTCCTTGATGAGGTTGGTGCTCGAGGGCTCGACGTGAATCTTGAAGGTCTTCATCAACTGGATGCCCGCGTTCACGCTGTCCTTCCCTTTATCTGCGGGGCGCACGTTCCACCCCATCCTGCGCAGCTCCTCGATGCTCTTGGGCTCTGCGCTGTCGCAGTAGATGATGTCGCGCCTGTCGATGTTGAGGTTCTTGAGTTCCCTCCCGATGTCTTGGTTGGTCATGTCGGTGCGGTAGATGCGCTCTCTGATCCAAACGTCATCCCCCTGCGCCCACACCTCCACGAAGGCGGTGGGGTCGTTGGTGAAGCCGAAGTCCATGCCCATGCTCATCAGCTTCGCCTCCTTCGGGATTTCCTGCTCGTCGAATGTGAATACGTTGTCCCTGCTGATCGCTCGCTCCCCGAGGCCATAGACCTGCCACGCTTGGGGGTCGGTTTCCTTGAGCCGTTCGATGCGCTGAATGGTGAGGGCATCGAGGAAGGGGTTGTTCCGGTATGTGGACTTGATGAAGTGCGCCCGGGGGATCACATCCTCGTAGAGCCAATGGTACTCGTCGGACGGGTTGAAGTCGATGAATATCTGCTCGGTGGTTCGGAGCTCGAGCTGAAGAAAGTCCTCCTTCGCCAGTTCGTTCGCTTCATTACAGAAGAGGATGTGCCTCTTCGCTCCGCGTTTCTTCTGGGGGTCGTCCATCCCCATAAATTCGAAGCGGTTGCCATTGATGAAGTAGATGTTGTCCGACTTGTTGTGCAGGCTTTGGTCGTACATCTGCGCCTTCTCCAGTATCTCGAAGAAGTCGCGCATCGCTGTGGAGCGCAAGCTCTTGAGGGTCTTCCGTGCGATTGTGAAGGTCTTGCCTGTGGTCTGGTGCGCTTTGATGATGAGCACCTGAAGGATCGAGTAGGTCTTCCCCGATCGGCTGCCGCCCTGATTGACGACGATGGACTCGGTGGCCTCGAGGTTCTTTTTGAACAGGCCGGACGTCTCAAGGCGTGCTTTCAAAAGTCATCAGCCTCTCGGATCACGATCTCGATCTCGTCGATTTTACTCACCTCCTGCTGTATCTGCTGAAGCGGTTGCCCATAGGCTGAATCGAGCAGGGCTTTGTAGGCTGCGACATCTCCGTCGCGTGCTTTCTTGATGATGGCGAGGGTCATGATGTCCTGCTGCTCGAGCTTCTCCTTCTCCCCTGTGATGGGGTTGGTGATGTACTGGCTCACCTCGAGCCACTCGCGGGCGATGGTGCTGCGGTTTCGTGAGCCCTTGGGCCTGCCGTTGGGGTTTCGCACTTCGCCTTTTTTGGCGGGTCGGAGGTTCTCGGGGTTCGGCATGGGTCTAATTAGTTTCTAAATTCTTGGCCTCGTAGGGTTGGCCGTTGCGCTTGATCTGGAGCGAGGGGTCGAGCTTGTGCATCCTGTCCACGATCACTTGGCAGTATTTCGGGTCGAGCTCCATGCCGTAGCACTTGCGCCCGAGCTGGTGAGCTGCCACCATTGTCGAGCCGCTGCCGAGGAAGAGGTCAAGAATATTTTTGGCGTTATGATTTTTTAGGGCGCGTTCTGGCAGCTCGACTGGTTTTTGAGTTGGGTGTAAATCTGTTTTTGAGTCGCGCTTCAATCTCCAAATCGTTTCTTCATTATTTTCCCCGCACCAATTTCTGTCGTTTCCTTGAGGCAGGAGATAGTAAAACATTTCAAAGCAAGGTTTGTAATTTGCTCCAATGGCTTGCCCGCCAAACCTCATTTTATCCCATATAAGAGTGTTTATATGCTTTATGTTGTTGTTTTCAATACATCGCAACACTTCAATCTCATTTCCAGCCCCGCAGAAAACATATAAAGGGCCGACGCTAAACATACACATTATCGGCATGGTCTCCGCGTACAGACTCGCGTCTTTGTCGCCAATAATCCTTTCTCGCTCCTTTCCTTTTTTTCCTTTTCCGTAGTACATCGTCGAGTTTTGGGAGTGGTAGTCTACTCCGTATGGAGGATCAGTAAACACCATGTCAGCCTGCTCCCCATTCATCAGCTTGGACACTTGATCAAAGTCCGTCGAATCCCCGCACAGCAGGCGGTGCTCTCCTATCTCGAAGAGGTCGCCCGGCACGATGTCGGTCTTGATCTCGTCGGGCACATCGAAGTCGTCCTCCTCTGCCTCGAGCACTTCCTGCATCTCCTCAAAGCCCGGGATGTCGAGCCCCCAGTCTTGCAGCTCCTCCTCGTTCCACTCATTGGCGAGGGCATCCCAATCCCATTCACCGAAGCCCACGTTGTCCTTGATGATGAACTGCCGCTGCTTGACCTCATCCCACGATGCGATGTAGACGGGAGCTTCTTCGACCCCTGCCTCGCGGAGTGCCTTCAGTCTCATGTTGCCACCGAGCACCACCATATCGGGGTTCACGACAACGGGTCGAGCCTCGAGCATCTCGGGGAACTCCTTGATGGACTTGACAAGCTTCTTGAACTTCTCGTCCCTGATGACCCTCGGGTTGTTGGGGTTCGCCTTGAGCTTATTTACTGGTAGCCTTTCCATAGGTGTCAAAAATGCGGTCGATATCTCTGATCCACTCGTTCCACTTCTTGGGCGAGCAGGTGCAGGGCTTTGTGAACTTGTGGTGGAAGAGGTCGGAGTGCATACGCGCCACCATCTCCTGCTCGGGGCTTGTGATCTTCGCGCCTCTGTTCTCCTTGAAGTCCTGCCAGACGGAGTGCTGTGCTCTGTTCATGCAGGCGGGCTTCTGGTATGGAAAGAGCTCGTTCAGTATCTCCTTGCGCTTGTCGCAGCCGCAGTCGATGCCTGTGGCCTTCGTGAAGCGTTTGATGACCTGCTTTATCCCTGTTGCCTCCGTGAGCCTTTCGATCGAATCTCCGAGTCCGGCTGATTTGTTATCCATGCTTTTCTTGATGTGAAAAAATAGTCAATGGCTTCCACCTTCTTGCCCTCTTCGATGAGGTCGTGGAGGTGGTGCACCCTTGACAGCTCAAAGTTATCAATTCGGGAGCGAACGTGTTCCTTGAACTCCTCAAATGAGACAGGAGCGCCCGAGTTGGCGATGCGCCTGATCTTGTACTCCTCGGGCGTGAACATCTTCCAGAACTTGCGGGCGGTCTTCGCGCAGATGAGGTAAGCCTGCATCTTGTTGGCCTCCTCCCTTGCGTAGAAGTCCAGACGCTTGCCCACGGGTCGCTCGTTCTCGAAGGTTGCCATTTATGCCTTCTTCATCTCGTAAAGGAATTGAAGCATCTCCACGCCCCACCCGTGCTCGTCGTATGCTTCGTTGGCCTTGTCCACAAAGTCGCGCCACTGCTGCGCGTCGCCTGTCACCATCTCATACCTGAACGCGCTGACGAGCTTGTCGAACTTGAACTTATACTTCGCATCCGTCTTCATTAGGTCGTCGTGCAAATTGCGGTAGTGGATGATGGTCGCGTGGTCTTTGTTCAGGAAGCGGGCGATCTCTGACAGCGTGAGCCCTTCCTTCAGGAGGAGCTTGCTGATCATCATCCGCGCCTCGACGATATGCCTCTTGCGCGTCTTCATCACCACCTCCTCGGGCGGGATGTCGTCCTGCTCGCACTTGACCCGGAGGGCGAAGTGGAAGAGCTGCTTGTCTGTAAATTTTTCGCTGATGTTCATCTGTTCGTGTGTTGGTTTAGGTAATCGCTGACAATGTTCTGAAACTCCTCGACCGATCTGGCGAGGGCGTAAATATAGCCATGCTGCTCGACATGGGTCTGCCACGCCTTCTGGTGGTCGGTCTGCCTGCCCTTTGGTGTCTTCATTTCGATACACAGGCCGTGGAAGTCGTGCGAGGGGATGAGCAGAATGAGGTCGGAGACTCCGGCCACCACGCCCTCGAGCTTCATGCGCTTCGCTGTGGCGATGTTTCGGAAGCCTCCGTTCGGGACGGAGAAGAGGAGCTTGCGGTGCTGCGGGTACTGCATCCTGAACCACTTGACGCAGGCCATCTGAAGGCGGCTTTCGTCTTGTTTCATACTGGAGAAACTTTTGAGAGGTAGCACTTCCGAAAGTAGCTCTCCACGATGTGGCGCATCGTTGCCACTCTGATCCACTCCTCGGCCTTCGTGGGCTCGAGTTTCGCGGCCTTGAGCTCGTCCATGCGTTTGCGCGCCGCGTTGCGGAGCACTGGGTTGCTGATGCAGTTGGCCGTGTCCTCCATCTCCTTCTCGATCGTGTCCTTCAATGCCTGCCACTTCTCGATGGTGGTCATGTCAATCTTGCCCATCTGCTCGAGGTGGTGGTACAATCGCTCCGCACCATACAGCCCCCCTCCGATATTGTAGCGGTCGAAGGCTTTGGTGATGAACTCCTCCCTGTCGAATGTCTCCTGCGGGAGTGCCTTCTTTGGCTTGATGCTGTGGTCGAACGCCTTCACCCTGATCTCCTTCATGTACGTCTCGAGCCATTGGGCGAGGGTGCGGGAGCTGAAGAGGTGCTCCTCGTTCCTTCGCGCCCCCTCCCGGAAGGCGATGCTCACCTCCTCGATCGTGAGGATGCGGTACTTGGTGCGGAGGTCGTTGGCGATGTCCTCGACTGCTATCTTCAGCACGTCGGGGTCAATCTGTTTTCTCCCCAGTCGGTTGAGTGCTTTCTTCACCTCATCGCGCAGGAACGCCCCGAGGTCGTCATCGTTCAGGGAGCTCATCTGCTGCCCTTGTTTTGCCGCTACGATGTCAGCGGTGAGTGGTGCGAGTTGGTTCATGTTTGGCTTTTTATGTATTTCAATTTACGGAGCTTGGCCTCTGCCATGTGCCGCGCCTCATTGCTGATCTTCTCGCGGATGATGAACTTGAGGTTGTGCTCCTCCTTGTGTAGGTCTTCGGGCGACAATGTACGCAGCCAATTTTTGTAGATGTCCGAGTTCATATATCTGCGACGTTGATCATGTTGCTGCTGTTCTCCTCTGGCTTTGGTTCGACGAAGCCCCTCCACCCGTGCGCCATCGTATGGTGGAGGATGGCGATCGCTTTCTTCTCCTGACTGCCGGACATCTTGCCCAGTTCTGTGAGTGCTGCCTGTTCCGAGGCGGGGGATTTGTAGGTGAAGCGGTGCTGCTGTTTGCGATACTGCTTCCAGAGCTGCCACTGGCTTTTAAATGTGTCAGTCTCAAAAGGCAAAAAAACTTGTTTTTCTTCTTTACTCTCCTCCTCTTCTCTTCTCTCTTCTCTTCTCTTCTGTTGGTAAGGGGTAACCTCCACCCCTTGGCAAGGGGGTTCTGCACCCCCTTCGTAAGGGATGCCCATCTTGTCACACCACCCCCTTCGTGAGGGCTCGAGCGTTCCCTTCATTCCCTGCCAGATTGCGGCCTCGATCCAGTCCTCGAGGTTGCTCGGCTCGCATCCATCGAAGGCGAAGGCTGTGATCGCGTCGAACATTCGCAGACGCTTATCATCTGGCAGCTCTTGTAATGTCTTGTAGTAGCTTCGGAGGAAGCTGAACGCCTTGCGCTCTTCTGTCTTGTCGTCTTTCATTTTAGTCCAAAAAAGAAGCCCCACAACTTCAGCACGCCTTCGACCTCGCGCCTCCATTGTAGAGCTTAATTAGTACCTCATGCGTCCGTAAAGTCGAAGGGGACACAGGTCAAAGATACTACCTTATCCGCCTGATCGCCACACGATACCGGAAAGAATTGCTCGGATATGGGTGCAGCGGAAGGATCGGCAGCCACTCGCCCCGCCTGCGGCTCATCATGTACGCCTTGACGGGGATTTCGTTGGATGCGCTCGCCTTGAGCTCCTGCACGCCTAACAATCGCCCCCGGTCGTCTTCGTAGGTCTTGGCCGTCTCGAAGATGCGCCCCTCGGAGGTTGCCCTGAAGCAGATGTCCTGACTCCTTCCCATCCCCTGAAAGCCGAGGATAGGCTTGTACTTTCTCGCTCTGATATCGCTCATGTGCGCGTTCTTCATATCGTCGGGGAAGTAGATGAGCACCTCCACCTCGCGGGCGAAGAGGAGCTTCCTGAAGATGTACCACAGCCCCCCGATGTTGCAGAACTTGCGCTCGGCTTTCTGTCTGATTTCAATCATCGGAGAGGTATTTGAGGGAGACCTTGTTGCGGCTCTTGTAGTTGTAGATGTGCTCGATCAAGTCGATGTATCGGGATCTGTTTGTGCAGTCCACCATCATGTTGCTGAACTTGCTCAACTTGTCAATGAAGAGCTCTACATCAAAGGCGTCGTGCTTCATTAAGCGTCTTACGGCACTAATAAAGCTTGATCGATGTGCTCCTTTGTAGTAGGGCTTTATTTCATGCAAGGCTTTAAGTAATCTCGCCACCTCAACCTCTCTTTGTTTGTCATGCTTATAAGTTCCACTTTCAAAAAGTGCCTTGCGGGCACTTCCGTTAAAGCCATGAGCTGTCAGAATAACCTCCACACCATTGTGTTCCGAATGCTCTTCAATGAACCTCAATAATTTAACAAAATGTGGATTCCCCATATCAGCGTGCGCCTTTATATGGTCAATCGTTTGCCACTTTATCATCAGCTTGTTCATCTGCTGCATCTGACTCAAGGCGTAGCCCCTGACCTTTATGAATCGGATCGGAAGCTCGAGCTGTCTCGCTGCCTCGAAGCGGTGCTGCCCGTCGATGATCTCCATCTTCTCGTTCACGATGATGGGGCTCATGAGATACTCCTCCTCCATTGAGGATTTGAGGCGTTCAACGTGGAGCTGTATCACGTCGCGGTTGCCTGCGGCCTTGTTGAATTGTTGGTAGTCTTTGGTCTGGACTACCTGCGCCACGACTTGATGGTCTTGCGTCGTTGGCTTCTCTTTGGACTTACCTGTAAAGCTGTTCAAGTAGTCGGTGAAACTGGTCTGTGTGTTCATTGGTTGTTGTTGTTTAGGTGTTGATTGATTTCGATGATGGTGCTCCTGACCTCCTTCACGAAGAAGAAGATCACGGAGCACAGGGCGATGGTCAAAAGGATGGTCTGTATCATGGCGTTTCGAATAGGTTTGCGAATTCAACGAAGTCGAAGCGCACGTTGCCGCCCTTGATGATCTGCCACACCATGACCGCCTCGAGGATGGTCAGGTGCATGGCGAAGGAGTGGGTGCGCAGGGCAGGGAGCACGATGGTGCTGTTCTCGCTCTTCTCGACCTTCTGGCGGTCGGTGTCCGAGAGCTTGGACATGAGTGAACGTCTGATCATGACTTCCGTGCTTTAGAGATGAAGATGGTCTCCTTGCCGGGCGTGTAGTCCGCAGGCGGCACGATCTCGCCCGTCTCTGGGTCGATCACCTCGCTGCCTTTTAGGTGGAGCTTGTGCGCTTGCTTGCGCAGTTCCTCCGCATCCTTGAGCTGCTGCTTGAGTGCCGCGTGAGCGTCGTCGGTGAACTTCCACCGCCCCGCGCTGCTGCGTGCTTCGATGATGATGTCGCCCTGCTCGAGCCTTCCGTTGTGGTCGGATAGCTCCTCCAGAGCGAGGTGCTCGATTTGCTTCATGCAGTCCTTCGCGACCTTCTCGATGTTGCGGAAGGAGAGGAACGCCTGAAGCGCGCTCTCGTTGCCCTCCTCGATCTCGGTGACCATGTTCGCCATGACCTCCTCGTATGTGTTTGGTTGGCTCATTTCTTTCTTTTTGACTTGTTTGACTTATTTGGCCTGTTGGCCTTTTGTTTCTGGAGACTCCATTGAAGATACTGGTAGTCCTCATCGTAGCGGGAAGCATTGGCCTCCCGCTCTTTGATGAATAGCTCGCGGCTCGCCCCCATCACTTCGCAGCTTGGAAGGGATCGTCGCCCGTGAAGAGCGCGTGAACGTCCGGGAAGTTGGTGTTCATCGCCTCCTCGACCTTCTTCGTCATTGCCTTATGTGGCAGCGCGGTGAGGGCGTAGGATGTTTCGAGCCCTGCCCCGGTGCGTGAGATTTTGAGGTCGTAGGTGTTGGGATGCCCCCAATCTTCGTCCGTTGCGTAGTTGCGAAGGCTGTCGAGGATGCTCTTCTGTGTGATCTCCCACACCTCGGACTGCTCCGTCTCGTAGTTCCAGACCACGAGAGCCCAAAAGTATTTGGCCTTGTCGCCTTCGCGGAAGTCGAAGCCCGCAGGCTCGTCCTCGCCATTGCGCCATCTGATCGGCTTGTTGTCGTTTGACCACCGAACGAAGCCGTCCACGATCTGAAGAGACAGGACGCGGAGCTTGAGGGTCTCGCCCTCCTTGACTTTGGTGTAGCGTCCTTTTGAGGATGGCATCTTGTGCCCCTCTGGGATAAAAGAGAAATTGCTCATGTGTTGGTTGTTTGAGCGTTGTGATCCGATTGAAGGCTCGGATCGTCGCCTGTCTTGTCAATGTCTTCAAAGCAGTTGTAAACCGCCACAATCCCATCACCGATGGAATGCCGACCATCGCCCAAGTATCGCACGATGTCGATCACATCGCCAAAGGGCACATGGATGAGGAGGGTGTGGTTTCGGAGTACTTTGATGAGGCCGTCCTGCACGAAGGGCATCTCCTTCTTCAGTTCTTGCAGGCGTTCGCGCTGCTCTGGCCGTAGCCGTTCAAATAGTGTTTTCATGGTGTTGGTGTTTGAGGTAAAAAAAGACAAAGCCCCCGAGATGGGGGCGTTGTGGTTTAATCAATGTACTTATATCCAGTAAGGCGGAAGAGCTCTGCCTTGTAGGATTCAATGACTTGCTTGTCTGAAGAGCCGTGTTCGATTGCCTCTACGATGTAGTAGAACTCACTCTCTAAAACTTCTCTGAATGTCATTGCGTTGGTCATGTCGTTGGTTTTTGTTGTTTGTTTCTGTTTGACAAGTCAAATATATAACTCTTTTCAACACTACCAAATAAAAAAAGAAAAAAAATTTACGCCCCGAGGAAGCGGTCAATCGCTCTCTGGATAATCTTGAAAGCGAACAGCCCGGCCAACAGCCACGCGAGGATGGTCTGCCACGTCGGGCGCGGCTCGTACTTGATGACTGGAGGAAGCTCCACCTCCTCGATGATGCGGATCGTGTCGGTCATGCACACCCCCTCCACCTTCAGAGTGTCGTGTATGCGCTTTATTTGGATTCTAAGGCGTTCTTTTTCGATTGTGATGGTATCCATCGGAAGCGACACAAAAGTCGTCTCTGCGCGTATTTCTTCGATGACGATGGTAGTGTCCACGATCTCCACCTCGGGCGGTTGAATGATGCTCGGGTCTTTGGCGATGGCTCTGCTCAAGTGCCAATTCGCGGAGCAGGAGGTGAGGGACAAGATGCAGATGGCTGTGATCAGGATCAGCACCTTGAGGATGTCGCTGTCAGGAATATGCAGGCGGTATCTGGAAGTAGAGAACCTTGTCATCGTCGGGGGCGTATTGATGCAGGCAAAAGTACACAAGGAAGAGAGACCCATCCTCATACACTTGGTAACAAGGGTTCATTTTTTTAGAGGTGCAGAGTGTCCCCCTTGACGATGTAGATGGTGTCGTGGTGGATGTGCTTCTCGATGTCGCGCTCAAGGGTCGGGAGGAAGAAGCGCACCTCAATCCACGCGAACATGGCGAACGCGAGCAGGGCGATCACAAGCCATTGAATGAGCTCCCCGATGAATCGCTGCTTGTTCACTTTGTGACCTTGTCGAAAAACTTGTGGTAGAACGCCTCGACCATCTTCAGCCCTCCGAAGCCAACGATGAATGCCGTGCCGTATTGGGATGATCCTGTAAGATTCAGCCAGTCGATGAGAACAGGGGCGAGGTAGTTGGCCGACATTGTGCCCGTGACTACAGAGAGGAGCTGCTCCTTCAGGTCGCGCTTCTTCTTGATGGTGATGAGGCTGCCGAAGAAGCCCCCTATCATCAGGCCGATGTTGATGCCTATCTCGTCAAGGTCGAACTTCATCTTTTCCGATTGTCGTGATCTTCATTGCAAATTTACGAGGCAAAGCCCGCAGCAACTTGGTGATTGTGTTGCGTGAATTGTACACATCGAGGTGGCCGTCGCCATTGATGTCCTTAAGTCCCTCACCCACAAGGATGCAGCCGTGTGTATCTCTGTGATAATTTCCGGCATGAATTAGTATCTGGGAACGGCTGCCCGTGTCTTGCAGCCAAAAAGACTGCCCGAACTTGGGGCTGATGTGCTTGATGACGGGATAAATGCCGCCCGGGATGCGGCTGATGTTGCGCTCGTTGTTGCGCCACGGCAGCTCGAGGGTTTTGGCGAGCTCGATGCCGTTGCGATCTTCAAGGCGTCCTGTCGTCTGCCACTCGTCCTCCCGCTCCCTGATGAGGTGGAGGCGTATCTCGTCGCTTTTAGCTGCCACTTGTGATCGTGTTAAGTTCGGTCTGCGTGAGGGCGGTGTCCCAGAGGGCGAAGACCTTGATCTCGTCGCTGTCGTCGCTGCTCTTCCCTGTGATGCGTATCTCGTCGAAGTAGGCCGAATCGTTCCACTCGGTGATGCTGTGCGTCTTGGTCGCTCCGTTCTGGCTCATCAAGATCGTCGGGGTCGCGCTTGCTGCTGTGCCCGCCCCACTCCATGAGACCGCGATCCGTGTAACGATATGCGTGCCATCGCTGTCGAAGATCGTCCCATCGGAGGAGACCACCGAGCCCCCCTGCCTAATAGTAAAACCCCTTTGAGAGGTTCTGATGCGGTTGTCGCTGAAGTCGGAGCTCAAGCCTATGTCCACGAAGCCGCTCACGGTGTCGGGCAGCTTGCCCTCGAGCATCAGCGTGCCGCTGTCGCCCGTCAAGATTCCCTTCGTTACGATGTCCGAGAGGGTGAAGGTGGCGGCTGCCGTGCTGTTCTCCACGCGGAAGGATGGGCACGTCTCGGGGTCTCCCGCTGTGCCGTAGTGCAGGGCGGGGACGTTGGTGGCGATGCCTGTCTCCGTCGTGCCGTCGCTCTTCGTGCGGGAGGATGTCGCTGCTCTGGCGAAGGTGAAGTCTCCGTCTCCGTCCGTCGGTATTACGCTGTATGCTTTTGCTGATTTGAATGCAGATGCGACGAGCAGGAGGCTCGCGGAGTCAAAGAGGTTCGCCATGTTTTAGAGTTCTTCCTCGGGCGTCCATTCGTCCGAGAGCTGAACTTCAAAGATAAGATTTGAATCCTCTTGTGGCTCGATGGAGTTGTTCGCAACAATCGCCCACTTGCTCCCGTCAGGGTGCTGCCTTGGGTTCGCCCAGTTGCTTGTAATGCTTCCCTTGTACGCCTTGGCCTCGTTTACCTTCTCGTTGTAGGCTTCAACCTCTTCGCGTGTTCCTATGTACCACATTAGACGATGTCGAAATAAGTGTTAATGTTGCCCTCGATGAGCGTGCCTCCTCCCGTTGTAACTGTGCCTCGGTTGCTGCTTTGGTCGGAGTCGAAGAGGATGATTTCTTGAAATGTTCCATCGGGGGAGTTCTTCCCGATTTGTAGCAATGTTGCACTTGTAAACGTGCTCACTGCTTGTGCTACTTGTGTTCCATTAGCGTAAATGGTTGCGTTCGTGTCATCTTCAATACCCGTTAAAAGCACTTGGCTATCGCTATGCGTTCCACCATTTGCGCTAAATCCTATATCATTAAACCGATATTGGTTAGTTCCCCTTCGTCCTAATTCGGGCGAATTTCCAATTAAATATGACCCTGCCTTTGTGTTTTTGTATACTCCGAAGACGCTAAATCCTGCCGTAATTGGAACGCTGATAGCAAATTCATCATCCACCCCATCAAAGTCAATAGCCGCCTTGCCGTTCTCGGTTACCAATGTCCCCCCACTCACTACAAGTGGCTGCTCTGATTCGGTAATCTTGGTCGCATCGTTGCCGTTGCCCGTTTGGTCGTACCAAGTTGTGACCGCTCCGTCTGCGGTGGTTTGGGTTACGACAATGTTTTTGAGGTAATACACATCTCCATCGGCATCAATACTGCCAATAAATTCACCTACGGCTGCTGCAAACAAAAGTAAATTGCTTGTGCTTGGACTCCAATTCTGAATTGTTTCAGATTCCCAACTATCAAGAACACTAAATGGATATGCACCATCTGACCCCGTTCCTGTCCGAACTACAATTCCATCTATTGTTTGGGGTGTTACTCCGTCAGGTCTTACACTTGGTATGTAGTACTCAAAGGAAACATCGTAAGTATTGGAAAGGTCAAAAGTTCCGTTTTTATATATATAATGAGTATTTGAACCACTTGTCAGAACTGATTGAAGCACATCATCTTTTGAGGTTGTCCCGTCACTTATACCATCCACACTCGATGCGGTTACTCGTGATTCAATCAACCCATCAATGCCTGATGAAAAATCAGAAGAGTAGGTGTTCACATCCTCATTCACAAAAGTGGTCAGAGCCGTACTATCCAAATCCCCGTTCGCATCGAAGCCAATATCTTGCTCGGTGTCATCCGATGACCTTCTAACCCGTATGGCGTTGAGCGTTTCGGCCTCTGTGAATTGCCTCAATGAGTAGTAAGCCGTAACCCCTCCGAAAGCATCCCCGAAGCCGCTATATGCAGGCGCGGGTGCGCTGCCGCTGACCGACGCATCTGTCTTCACATAGTCGCCCGCTGTCGCTCCCTCGTTCAACATCGCTCCCCAGAACTCAAGCGTCCGGGCGGTGTTGTCGTTGTTCTGGAGGGAGAGATCGTAATCTCCTGCCGTGGTCGTGGTGAAGGTGTAGCTGAAGCGCGTCCATGAGGTCGTCGCTGTCTTGCTCTCCGCATCTCCGAGCGTCACATTGCGAAGCCTGAAGTTCTGCGTGCCTGTGTTCACCTTTGCGTAGATGCTGAAGGTGTACTCCTTGGAAGCTTCAAGCGTGACCCTCTGTTGAAGGCGTGCCTGTCTGTTCGCGCTGAAGTCCACGCGCTCGGCTGTCGTCCCCCCATTGGGGTCTGTGATGGTATTGGCCGAGACGGTTGGCACGTCCGTGGTGTCGGGTAGCCTGTCCCAGTCGATTGTGTTGTCGAGGTCTTCCGATCCTTTTAGCAAGTTCAACCCAAAGCCCGGAGGTGCTGAATCGATGAAGAGTGTGTTCGCGCTCCATGCTTTGTCCCCCCACCATGTGGACTTGTAAATCTCTCCCCAGTTGTTGCTGTTTGCCATATCAGTAGACCCAACGATTTGACCTGCGTGAATGATTCGGGTGCATGCCATCCTCCTGCGCTGCCGTGTACTCCGGGAAGCGCGTCGGATAGTATTCGAGGTGATCGACGAGCCGCCTCTTGTAGTGGTCGCCCACATCCGTCTGCTTGGTGATAAGAGCCTGAAGCTCGTCGATGGAGGGCGTGGTCGCGTTCTCGCTCTGATGCCTGAACACCCCCGCGTTGCTTACCTCGTAGGCGTGGAACTGGTAGAACTCCGCAGCAGCTAAATGGATGAGGCAGGGCTGCACGAACTCGGTCAGGAGGGTCGAGTAGTTGCCCGCCAATGTGCTGCCGCTGATGTCGCTCTGGAGCTTCTCGTATAACTTCGTTCCGAGGATGGGGAGGATGTGGATGTCCTGCGCCACCTTGATGTGTGGGATGATCTTGTCGGTGTCCACATTACCCCCGATCAGCGTGTAGCGGATCAGGTCTTCGCGTTGTATGAATAGCACGTCGCTCATCGTCTCCCTTGGTTTGGCATATCAATGGGGCGCATCTTCGCGTCGTCGTAGCCTGCGGGGTTCATGTTTTGAACGCCTGCGCTCTTCGCTGCGCCCTCGCTTGTGCGCTTGTAGTTCTCTTCGATGTCGCGCCTCGTTGTTCCCTTCTCGGTCTCGTCCAATGGCTTGACCTTCCCGCCTACTTGCTTGCGCTTGAAGATCATCCTGAACCAACGATGATGACAATTTACACCCCCTTTGAAGCGCCAGATGCTGTACGAACTCGATCCTTTCGGTGCGAAGTCGGAGTTCACCCCTGCGCTGCTCATCTTCTCGATGTCCTCGCGTCGGTAGTATACGCCCTGCTCTGCGTTGGCGACCATGTTCTTGCAAAATGTCCTGCTATTGTCTTTGGTTCTTTTCGGGTCGTAGCGGTAGCGAATCTTGTAGACGCCCCCATCGTGGCGGCTCTTCTCTTCTGGGTCGCTGAATCTCTTGAAAAACTTGAAGACCTCCCCGTCGGGTTCGTCGGGGTCAGTCACCTCCTCCTCATGAACGAGCTCCCACTCGTCGAGGTCTACCTTGTCGCCCTTGTCCTCGAGGTACTTGAGCCATGCCTCCTCCGCTGTATCGCTGAAGTGAGGGGCGTCGATGGACATCTCGACCTTGTTCAGCTTCGCAGGCGTTGCGCTTGCCTCCATCATCACGGGAGAAAGGTCTTTGAAGTACAGCTCGATCTCCTGCCCGTTGTGCGCCATGACGCTCTCGGCTGCTTCTGTCACCAGATGCCTGAAGGGCTTGATGACGCTGTTCTTAAAAAGCTCATAGGCGACCTGTAGCTCCTCCGCGTTGTTTCCGAGGCCTGTGTTGTCCTTGATGCCCAAAAGCATCGGAGACGTGATCCTATGCGCCACCATGACCTTCCTGATGCACTCGTCGGAGAGGAACTGGTACTGGTTGTGCGCATCGGATAGCTGCACCGCCTCGATCGTTGCCGCGTTGTCTGGGCTGTCGTTGAAGGCGATGATGGCCTTGCCGCTGTTGGATGACCCTCCCCACTTTGCGAGAATGTCGCGCTCGATCTCGAACTGCTCCTCGATGGGTGGCACTCCGTTGTTGAAGTTGATCATCATGGACGGAGCGAGGCCGTTCTTGATGTTGTTCAAGTGGTAGTTCGCGATCTCTCCCTCGAGCTCTGCGTATTGAAGCCCTCCCTGATAGTCCACAGGGGAGAAGTAAACAGACCCGGGGCTGTAACTCTCCACGCTCAAGATGGCCACGTCGTCGCCTGCTGCCTGATGCCCAAACGCGGGGAAGGCTTGAGGCGCGAACTTGGGGCTCTTCGCCTTGCTCCAGTCGTTCGAGAAGTAGAAGGTGTCCACCTCGCCCTCGTCGTTCACCTTCGCAGGGCGCAGATAGTTGCGGGGGATGTGGAAAGCACCCACCACCTGACCCTTGTCAAGGGTGAGCTGAAAGGATGCATGGCCGAAGAGCTTCAGATCGTGGCAGACCCTGCGCACGTCCTCGGCTTGGAATATCTTGATGAAATTGACATACGCCTCGAGGCTGCTCCCCTCTGCTGCCTCCATGCCCTCTCCATAGATCAGGTCGCTGATCCCTTGAATCGCTGCGTTATTCGTTGGCGAAGAGTGGAAGAGGTCGATCAGGTACTGGTAAAAGTTGTTGTCCTCTCCGTACTCGACCCACGCATTGCGAGGCTTCTCGCTCACCTTCGGGGAGGTGTAGCTCGCGAGCTTTAGTATTTTCAGATTGTCACCCATTTCGCTGTATTGTCGAGCGGTTGCTGCGTCATCGGCTGCTTGTCGTAGACGCTGAAGTCTTGGAGGTCGGTGCTGTTTGTGCAGAACACCTTGCCCCGATAAATCTCATTCAATATCTCCCCGCTGCCGAGATACGAAGTTACGAGTTCATTCGCCTGCCTTCTCGTCTTGCTCGTGTAAGGATCAACGAGATTTGTAACACATTGAAAGACGCTCTCCTCCCATCCCTCTGCCGCCTCGAGGTCGTCCGTCACTCTCTTGCGGTAGATGGTCGGCTCGTCGAGGGCTGACATGGTAGAAGACAAAGCCCCAGAGGGCAAGCGGAACACCCGGAGGTAGTAGTACAAGTTTTCATATAAGGGGAAGGTTCGGGTGATGCTGACGTAGCTGTCGTCTTGAATCCCGTAGCCGATCATCTGAAAGGTCGTGCCGCTCTCCTCCTCCTGAAGGTGGAGAAGGTACTGGAGCGCACCAATCGAGCGAGGCGCGAACTTGATGGTCTGCAAGGCGGTCTGACTGCTTGTCAAGATGTGCATCTGTCCCTTGTGGTTTTCACAAAGTTAAAGCATTCAGAGGCTTGTTGAGTCGCTTGGGGGTGTTGATAAAAAAAGGAGGGCGTGAACCCTCCTCTTGTCAAACAATAAACCAACACCAACGAGGAGCAGATCAGCTCCATGTGTCGGGTGCTAAGTTACGAATTTGTTCCTTCAGTCACAGTCCCGAGGAGAGCCTCGAAGGTTGCTTCTGTCAAAGCGTTGTCCATGAACTTGGGAAGAGTGCGCTCCTGTGCCGTGAAGGTCAGGGTGTAGCCCGAGAGGTCGCCCATCGCGTTGCCTGTCACCAGAGTACCTCCAGTTACCTCGCAGCCGTACTCATGGCCTACGATCATGCGGTTGTCGTTGTTGTCCACCACGACGATGTGAGGGCGTCCGTGTGCCATGATCGCGAGCTCTGCGTTGTCCTCTTGGGAGAGCTTCTTGAAGGTCAGCTCCAGAGTGCTCTCGAAGAAGGTCGTGCCCGTCTCGCGGGAGCTGTTGATGTTCGTGGTCAGGGAGGAAGCGTGGCGCACCTCGTAGACTACCGCATCAACGTCAGC